GTATCATGAAATCTTTAGGGGCACTTAGGAAGACAGAAGAAAAAAAGGCTGTTGTTGAGAGTAGCCAGATGACAGGCTCTCAAATGGAGGACTGGCTTGTAGAGAACGTTGATCTGAGCCTCGAGAAACGTAATGAGCCGGTCTACAAGCAGGTTGATTATTTTAGACCAAGTAGCACGAATCAGTGTGCTCGGTACTGGTATTATATGTTTGATGGAGTCACCTACACCCCTTCGTTTAGCCCTCAGACGTATCGCATCTTTGACAATGGCCACGCTGTTCATGATCGCTTATATTCCTATCTTGATGCTATGGGTATTCTCGTCGCCTCTGAGATACCAATCTCAAACGACGACCCGCCTATTCAGGGAACAGCGGACGGAATAATCGAACTTGACGGCAAGAAACTTATTGAACTGAAGTCAATCTCGTCAGAAGGCTTTCACTATAGGCAGCTTGCACACAAGCCTAGTGATGACCATGTAAGACAAGCTAATCTTTATATGCACTGTCTTAATTTAGACTCTGGATTTGTAATTTATGAGAATAAAAACAATCAGCAAATTTTACCTATTTACATAGAGCGAGACGACGTATTTCTTGATAAACTATTTAAGAAGTATAGGAAGATCTATCAAAACGTAAAAGATGGAGTTATTCCTGAACGTCCTTACAAAAGGACTTCAAAGCACTGCGCTAGATGTGATTTAGCAACATTGTGCTGGGCGGACAATAGCGTTGAGCAAGAGTACGAATCATTTTGAGCCGATACCGTGCAAGAATAAAGACTGTGGAAGAATCTTTGTACCAAAGACGTATAATGCGGTCTTTTGTTCCGCAGATTGCAGAAGAATCGTTACAAACAAGAAACTGCTTGAAAACTATTACAAGAATAAAGAAAAAAAGAATTCTAAACGAGTATGTGAAACCAATAATTGCACTACTATCTTATCTTCTTACAACAAAGAAGACATCTGCGAAAGGTGTAAGAGAGAGCGGTACATAGAAAGACTTGTCTCTTGGGGTTGGGACGAAAAGAGCCTGAGAGATGAGTATCGTTAGAGTTGTAAATAGCATGAAGAAGTTGCGAGTAATTGCTGTTGATCCTGCTTCACATTCACTAGCTTGGTCTGTAGTGGATATTGAGTGGAAGGCCATGAATGTGGTAGCCACTGGTAAAATAGATTTTAAGGACACGAAAGAAGTCTCTGGCAAGTTTGCCGCAATAAAGGGTGGGATAAATGAGGTTTGCCTTAAATATAAACCGGATGCTGCTGTCATTGAGCAGTCTGTTTACATTCAGAACTTTCAGTCAAGCAGAATAATTTCGTACATTATTGGTTACACTTGGGGGAACCTTGACGATTACTGTCAGTCAGTTTGTGATGTCAATCCTTTGATTTGGAAGAATGTAATTGGATACAAGAACATTTCTAAAGAAGACAAGAAAAGAATTACTACTGAGTGTGGCGGTAAGGGTGTACAGAAGCGGCTTTCTAAAGAAAGAAAAGATCGTGTCAAAGCTATTATTGAGAAACAAATCACTTTCAGCACAGATGACGAGTATATAAACGACTCATTGGGTATCGCTCTGTGGTACTATATTGATCGTGGCTACGGAACCTTACAAGGATAAGCAGTGGCTGTACGATCACTATGTCAAGCGCAGGATGAATCTGACGGACATATGTAAGCGTCTTAAAGAAAGTTACAGCATCGAAGTCACACCTCAGGCAGTTTATAACTGGGTTAAAAAATACGATCTTTTGAAATATCGCGGTAAAGGTAGGAATCTTGGTCAGACCAGCATGAGAAGACCAAAGTCACCAATGCAACAGGCGGTTGAGAAAAAGCGCCGTGAAATGCAAAAGATTAATAAGCAAAGAAAGAAAGGTAAAAAGTTTTGAGAAGATCTGTTAACACAAAAGACATATCAACTTTTGCTAAGTTGGATATGATTTACAATCAAGTTAGATTGTTAGAAGCTAAGCAAAATCAGACGGAGTACAAATGTCTAGGTTCTGGTAAGTGTTGCTCTATTGGTTTAAACATCCATATGGCAGAGTGCGCCAACATTGCGTTCAGTCTCCGTCAGCAATATTATCTTTACATGGAAGATAAGGGTATGGACTTTGCTGATGAGTGGATGAACGGTATTGTCGATGGTCTAAAGGAAGCCATGTATGATGAGGATTGGGAACTTGGTGGTGAGACTAAAAGGAAGTGCGTATTCTTTAAGAACGGATGCACAATCTATGGTTATAGGCCGATGGTGTGCAGGACGTTCGGTACCGTCTCAACAGTTGATGACTACTGTCCTCGCATTAGAAACCCTCATGGAGAAATTGACTACTTTGCTGGCGAGGGTGTACGTAAAATAATTACTGCTTTCCAAGATCTTCTCAAGGAATATACTCTAGGTAAAAGTGAAACATACGATATGGTTGTCTATATGCCCCTAGGTGTTCTTTCCTTCTTGCTGACCGATGAGGAACTTGATGAACTTGCAAAGGATACTGATGACAAGTTCTGGAGAGCCTTGCCTGGTTGGTTTAATTATAGGGTACAGTACACCAAGGAGCATGGCTATGATTATGCTTACTTAAACGAACAGGCTGTTTCGATTGGAAAGAAGCTTTCTTTCGAAGAAGAATAATTTTTATAAAAACGCAATATCTCCTACAAATCTTAATAGTTTGTGATAGTATTCCTTTGCTGAACCTATTGTCACCGATCTTTTGAGAGGGGGTTTGATGCAAATAAAGATTGTCAAAGAAAACTTAGAAAAGTTTTCTGAGAACGAATCTTTTACTATCTATAAAGTAGTTGAAGATAATGAGAAGCAAAATATGCTGGAGAGCACTGTCGAAGAGCAAGGCTGACGGCTACGGTTATGCTTCATACAGAATATCCTCTGGTCTCAAAAAGTTGGGTCTACCACTCTTTGAGCCAGAGGATATTTTGCATCCCGAGTATATTGAGCAAGATGTTTTGATAACGCTTAAAGATGGTCTTTTTACACAATCAACATATCATTGCACTGAGGTTGATATTTTAATTAACAACTGTTTGCCAGTAGATTTTAAGCGTGGACTTGGTTACAATATAGGATTTTCTTATTGGGAAACTGACACTTTACCATCGTCTTGGGTTCCAAGACTTAATGAGTGTGATGAAGTATGGACTACATCTAGTTGGGCTAGAAAAGTCTTTGAAGAAAATACGGGACATGGCAATGTTCATTCGTTTAAGCTTGGTGTTGAGACCAATATTTTCTATCCGAGTTTTGAAACTGCTTCGGATAAAGATTTTATTTTCACTCATGTAGGAAGTCCTTCATCAAGAAAAAACACTCAAATGGCAGTTGATGCTTTTGTAAAAACTTTTGGCAATACCCCTGGTTATAGGTTGATTATTAAATCTCTTGGCCCTCCTGATGCACGCCTGCGTAGTGGCAATATGAACTTGGGGGCGATAAGTCAACATCCAAGAATAGATGTTATTGATTATGAGATGACTGAAGAAGAACTTGCTGATCTTTACAGGAAGACTGAATGTTTAATTTACCCGACAATGGGTGAGGGTTGGGGCATGATACCTTTTAATGCAATAGCCTGCGGTACACCTACAATATGCACCAATGCTACCGCGTGTACTGAGTATGCTGAAATGTCCGTACCTTTGAATTACACTTGGTCGTCTGAAGGAACATTTGGAATTTATTCTGGCGGCAGGTGGGCTTACCCAGACTTTGATGATTTGTGTGATAAGATGAAATACGTTGTAGATAATTACTCTGAGGTCAAGCAAAAGACTATGAAGTCTGCTAAAATTATTCATAAGGATTATTCTTGGGATAAAGTAATTCTTGACTACAAGGAGCGTCTGTGTCAAATATTGAGCCGGTAAAAGAAACTTCTATTCTTGACAAGGTAAGAGATATTCAAGAAGCAGGAATCTTGCATGTAAAGGGCTATAGCAATCATGAGATTGCTTCTCTTCTTTCTATACCATCTTCTAAGGCTAAGGAGTACGTTGCTGAGTACAAGAAGATCGTTCAAGACCAGGCTGATAGAGATCCTTATTTTCTAGAGAAGTTACAGTACAATACAATTAAGGCTCTTGATGAGTTCGATCAGATCAGCAAAGAGGCTTGGGAAACTGTTTCTATTGCAACTGATCACGGCATGGTCGCCCAGAGAATTCAGGCTTTAAAACTTGCGGGGGACATTGCCACCAAGAAAGCACAACTTCATAAGTTGATGGTTGGTGGTAACAATGCTGATGCTGACTACATCCAAAGGATGCAGAAGGCAGAGAATGTCAATCAGATTTTATCGAAGGTTCTAAGAGACGTTATTTCTAAGTATCCAGATATTGCCGAAGAAGTTCGTAAGGAACTTGCTGTTGCTTTTGAAATCATGTCTGAGACAGAAGTCGAAGAAGAAGTTGTAGTGGTCGAGAAGTACTGACTTGAACGTTCGTAGGAAAGTTCTTAAATAAAGTTTTAAAAATTAATTACGAGGAAAAATGTCAGACATCTTTGGTATTAATCTAGAATTAAAAGACTTCGATAGACTTCTTAAACAAGAAGAACTAGAAGAAGAACCTGTATCTATTCAGACATTCGTGCAGGATCGTAAGTATCTTGGTCTTCCAGAACTATCTCCTATTCAGTTAGAGATTGTACGTCACAGCACTCAGATTTTTAAGGAGAAGACTCTTCAGAAGCTTTATGGCGAGGAGGAGGGTTCTGAGTGGTACAAGAAGTACACAGACAATGAAGTCATCTGCATGTTAGGAAAGGGTAGCGGTAAGGATCACTGTGCTCGCATTTCAATCGCTTATACCGCGTACTTGCTTCATTGTCTAAGGGACCCGCTTTCATATTTTGGTAAGGCGAACGGTGTCTATATTGACCTCTTGAACCTCGCTGTGAACGCTCAGCAGGCGCAGAGGGTGTTCTTTGAGCCATTGAAGAACTTACTGCTGTCGTCGCCTTTCTTTAATGAGGTTGGATTTGAACCCAGAGTTTCTGAGATCTTTTTCTTCTCTAGAC